TGCGATGATGTATATACTGAAAGCCAGCAATGCTGGCTTTCACCATATAATGCATGGTTACTGTTAATCAATAACTTACATATAACACCTTTAAAAAACAGTAGCTTAAAAAAAGCTGTAACCATCTGGAACCGTTTCAAACACCCCGAAGTGTGGACGCAATGTGGACACTCTGGGGCGTCAGCATTTACAACGATATGCCTCCGGCAAGTGGGTTCAGTGCGACAGCATTTTGCAGGTACTCCGGCGAAAGATGCGCATAGGTCATCGTCTGCTGGATATTTGCATGACCCAGTATTTGCTGTAATGCAATGATGTTACCCCCGTTCATCATGAAATGACTTGCGAAGGTATGGCGCAAAATATGTGTTGCCTGATTTGCAGGAATGTCGGGTTTAACCATCTTGAGCACCTTGCAAAAACTCACATAATCGACGTTGAACAGATTCCCGCTGGCTTTCTTCTTTATCAGTGATTCAAGCTCAGACGAAATCGGTACTGTGCGCTTTTTCCCGTTTTTGGTTTTCAGGAAAGTCACGCGCCCGTTTACTATTTGTGCCGGTTTGAGTGTTACCAGCTCTGACCACCTTCCACCGGTACTAATACCCAAAAGGGCAACCAGCAGGTCATCACCTGTAAACGACTTAAGTAGAAGCGCAATTTCCGCTTTGTCTAAGAAAGCCATTTCCGGGTTAGCCTCTGCCAATGGTGGCAGACCATGAACGGGGTGCGCGCCCGCAAACTCTTCAAGTTGAATCAGCTTCGTGAACATGCCTGATAAGCGGTACATGTCACGGTTTATCGTCGATGCGCTGACACCCTCAATAAGCCGCGTTGAACGGTAATCCATAAGTATTCTTTTGCTTAACCTTGTAACAGGTATGTCACCCATATCACCGATGGTTTTAAGCAAATGATTAAACTCCTTCGTTCCGCGCTCATGGTTCTGGCCGTAATACTTCCACCATACATCCAGCAATTCTGAAAGCGTTCGGCGATCAGCTCGCTTACCCGCCCATTCTTTAGTATTAGCGTTCGCCAGCGTATAGCGTTCGAATGCTACCGCTTCGGCTTTTCTTTCAAACTTCCGGCGGATGCGACGTCCTTCGCGCCCACGCGGTCTAATGTCCACTTCATATCGCCCATCATCAAGCTTCTTAATTGACATAAGAAAGCCCTCCGGTGGGGTTGTAACTATCTTGGTAACAAATAGTGAAAATGTAATGTTTATATAGAGTTAGCCAATTTTCTTCTCGGAGAGGTCTGATTTTGTTGTTTCTTGCCCATTGTGTGCGAAAGCCGGTGCGATCTGACCAGCTTGCGGGGCGGTTTTATCTGTCATAAGCCAAAGCGTGTATTTTTCGAACGCTTTCGAATTTGTTACTTGCATGACCACCTGTATGCCTGGCTCCTGATGCCCACCCTCATAGTTTTTGACAGTACCTAGTGCTACCCCGCTGATTTCACAGAATTTTGATTGTGTTAAACCTTCTGCTTTCCTGATGGCTCTTAGTTTCTGAGCAAGATTCATTTGATTTAGTCCTGACTTAATGACTATACTCACCGCGAAAGGTCATTAACTCAGAACCTTTCGGGCATGACTCCAGCGCCTCAGGAGGCATCCTGAGCCGTTTTAAACCCGCTGGATCTTACAAGGTTAGCATGTAACCAAATGAGAAAGGAGTTTGTTATGGAAGTAAACGACTACGTCATTCAGTATCCCCTGGACGCGGTTCACCCTGATAAGTTCGCGGAACTGCTGGGAAAACCTCGCACCGCAGTAGTAGCAATGATTGAAAAAAACAAACTACCGGTTATCGAATTTCGCGATCCGACAAAACCAAATGCCCGTGCTGGCGAGAAGCTTGTCTTTGTACCTGAATTCAATAGGGGGGTTCGTGAAGCGTTTTATAACCGCCCGGTTGAACAGCGTGATGCATGGTTGTTGTGGATGGGGTTATGACTATGAATGAGCCTCGTTGCATCGCTCAGTTACTCCGTAACGAAAGCCCGACCCCGATTAACTTCACGATCACCCACGGCCGGGGGCGTAAAGGCATCATCATTCGTACTCGTAAGCCTGGTATTTTAGCCGTCGTTGTAAAGCGCATCATGAAAATCAAAGAGGTGTCAAAATGGCTGTGATGACTCTTGGTTTAGTTCAAAAACAACCTGCAGCTCTGCGCGTAGTAATCGGTAAGTATCTGGCAGAACCACGCTGGCAGGACTCCTGCGATTTCTATAATCAGATGATGGAACGCGACCGCCTGACGGTCTGTTTTCATGCTCAGCTTAAACAGCGTCACGCGACCATGCGTTTTGAAGAAATGAACGATGTTGATCGCGAGCGTCTGGCCTGCGCGATTGATGAGCTGCGCGGTGCGTTTTCTAAACGTCGTCAGGTCGGAGCCAGTGAATCGACGTATATAAGTTATCTCACGGTAAGTCAGCGCCGCACTTTATTTCTTCATGCCGGATTAACTGAGAAGGAATTTAATCAGCCTTACTGGCGCGTTAATGAAGATTCATGTTATTGGCGTGAGCAACTATTCCGAGCACTACGTGAATTATTCAGCTTGTTTGAATATGCCCCAACTATTTTAACCTCGGTTAAGCCTGAGCAATATTTGCATTAATTAAATAGAAGACCTTTTTACGCGCTTGAATGCGTGGGACATTTTTTTGTCTGGAGCCGGGTAAATGAATAAAGAAATATCAGTACCTCGCAACAATATGAAAGCCCTGTTAGCGCAGGCCGCAGTCGAGGCGCAACTAGTCACCGCGACCCGGTTCGCGTCTGCGCTTGATTCTCTGATAGCTCACATTTGCAAGTCTGAAATGAACCGCACGGAAATCATCGAGCTGTTGGGGCAGGAATCCGAAAAGCTGCACAATTCTATTTTGAATCAGCAATAAACTATCAGGGATTTTATGAGCATTAATATTGTTATCGATAATAAATTTGTAATTACCAGCGACCAATTCCAGTTTATTTTGCAGGAAAAGAAAATCGCTAAGTCTGGAAAAAATGCCGGTAAGGAGTGGCTCGATGCCGTTGGCTATTATCCAACAATCAGCAAGCTCGTTTCCGGTCTGGTGCTGCATAACATTTTAACCGGTGAAGCTCGTCAATTTTCAGACTTGGAAAAGCAGGTCGAGCAGTTAGGTCAAAAATGTCTGGAAGCATTCACCGCTAATGGCCGCTGAGAACCGGGGGCGCGTTGCCCCCTCGCCACCCCCACCACTAACAAAAAGCACCGGTGATAGTTTCGTCGGTGCTTATCCGTGGAACAAATCCCGCGAGGCCATTGGCCGCGACAGACCCCTTACACGTGCCGAACTCCGTCAGGTGCAAGGTGTTTTAAACCGGATTGACCGCCTGCCGTTTTTCCTGCAAACGCTGTTTACCTCGCGTTATAACTTCATCCGCCGCACAAAGAGCCCTTTGGGTGGGCTGTATTTCCTCAAAAACACGTTTGAGCGCAAGCTGTTGCCGCGTCTTGAGCGTGTAAATGAGCTGTGCGGGATGAATGAATCCGCCTCGATTGGGTTTCTGTCTGCGCGGGATGAATATGCACGCCTGCCGGATATGAACGACAAAGAGCTCAGAAAATTTGCGGCCAGAATAGCCTCGCAGCTCTGGAGCAGATACGAGGAATTGAGCGACGCCTGGGCGCACGCGCACGGCGGCAAAGAAACCCTTTTCACTGATGAGGCGCAGTCGCATCTATACGGGAAGGTTGCCGGTATCGCGCGCGCTTTCAACTTCACCCCGATGTACTGGAAAAAATACCGTAAGGGTCAGATGACGATCCGCATGGCATTTTCCGCTATTTCACGTCTGATTAAGGATGAGTGGTGGGTTAACCAGCTCAAGGCGCAGCGGATGCGCTGGCGCGAGGCGCTGCTCATCGCTGCCGGTGAAGTCAATAAAGATCGTTCACCCTACGCCAGTAAAATGGCGATCCGCGATGTTCACGCGCGCCGCCTGGCTAATCTTGAATACCTCAAATCCTGCGAGCTCGAAAACAAAGTCACCGGAGAGCGTATCGACCTCATCAGCAAGGTCATGGGGAGTATTTCAAACCCTGAAATACGTCGCATGGAGCTGATGAATACTATCGCCGGGATTGAGCGCTACGCGGCCAGCGCCGGTGATGTGGGGATGTTTATCACCCTGACCACGCCATCGAAATATCATCCGACCCGACAGGTCGGCAAAGGCGAAAGCAAAACGGTGCAGCTCAATCACGGCTGGAACGAAACCGCATTCACGCCAAAAGACGGCCAGCGCTATCTCTGCCGAATCTGGAGCCTGATGCGTACCGCTTTCAAGGATAACGATTTGGAAGTGTACGGGATGCGCGTTGTCGAACCGCACCACGACGGCACGCCACACTGGCACATGATGCTGTTTTGCAAACCCGGTCAGCGTAAAGCCATTAACGAAATTATGCGTCGTTATGCCCTCAAAGAGGACGGCCACGAAAAGGGCGCGGCAAAACAGCGCTTTGAGTCCCGACATCTTAATCAGGGCGGCGCGGCGGGTTATATCGCTAAATACATTGCCAAAAATATCGACGGCTACGCACTTGACGGCCAGCTCGACCACGACACCGGCAAGCCCCTGAAAGATACAGCCGCCGCCGTCACCGCATGGGCGTCTACATGGCGCATTCCACAATTTAAACCGATCGGCCTGCCGACAATGGGCGCTTACCGCGAACTGCGCAAGCTGCCGCGCGGCGTGAGTATCGCCAGCGAGTTTGACGACCGTGTCGAGGCCGCGCGAGCGGCTGCAGATAAGGGCGATTTTGACCTGTATATCATCGCGCAGGGCGGGGCAAACATGCCGCGTGATGCTCAGGCCGTCAGGGTCGCCCGTAAGGTGACGGATGAGGTCAACGAATACGAGGAAGATATCGAGAGAGTGGTCGGGATTTATGCCCCTCACCTCGGGGCGCACCGTGTCCATGTAACCCGTACAGCCGAATGGCGCATTGTTCCAAAGGTTTTGGCCGTTGAGCCTTTGACCTTAAAAAGCGGCTCTGCCGCGCCTCGGAGTCCTGTCAATAACTGTGGAAAGCTCACCGGCGGTGGCGATCCAGTTATGACCCCCACACCGTCTGAGCAAGCCGCAGCGGTGTTAAATCTGATTGAGCGCGGGGTTATCGGCTGGAATGAGCCGGACGTCGTGAAGGTGCTTAACAGGGCGTTAAAAGCTGGCGCACCGCGTAAACATCGGCAGCAAAGAAGCAATGCACCGCTTAAAACCAGAGAGCAAGCGCCATCAGCCAGGATGACAAAGCCTGAAAGGGATCGCGTCGCAAAAATTCGTTTCGATTTAGCTCAGGAGGATATTACCCCGGAACGGTGGGAGCTCGATGCGCTGGCGCGTGGGGCAACGGTGATTTATGGCGATAAAAAATTCAATTACGCGGCTGCTGAAGGGTGGCCGGGATTTTCAATGCAAGAGGAGTGAAGTTAATGACCAGAATCCATGACTTAAAAATCGCACCAGAGCATTTTGAAGCTGTGAAGTCAGGGGAAAAACGCGCTGAATTTCGTATCAATGACCGTGATTATTCCTGTGGTGATGTTCTCAGGTTGCATGAGTGGGAACCTGAGAAAGGATATACCGGAAAACGTGTATCGGTAAGGGTCACAGACGTTACGGATTTAACCGTGTGGGTGGGAAACTATGTAATTTTGAGCGTCCATTTACTTATTCAGGATGAACCTTGCGGTATGTCCCTGTTGAACTGGAAAGAACTTAGCGAGAAAGGGCTGGTTTTCAGAATTAATCACGAAATTTTGCACCCATTAGGTCTGGCTATTGGATATGAAACACTTAACGGCGTTTCGGCTGGGGCTTTCGTGGCCGATGATGGTGTCTGGCAATATTCAGACGAGCTGGTTGCCGATGCTAAAAAAAATGGGTGGTTAAAATGAGCCATACATTAATGATGCCAGCACCGCCCGTGCATTCGAAACACAACGTTAAGCTGATGGCCGTCGTGCATCGCCTGCAGCAAATCATGATTAACGAGAATCTGACCCCTGACGAGCTGGTCGGGTGTGCAGGTGTAGTGAGAGACAACTATCGCCGATATAGCGACATCAGCAATCCGAAATCATATGCGATCACACCGGTAAACATGCCCAAATGCCAGCCACCACGGCGACCGTAAAACAGCGCCGGTGCTGAAACTTGCTTTCAGTGCCGGTGGTGTTGAACAACGAGCCCGGCGAGGCGTTAGCATTTCGCCTGAATATCTGCTAAAAATACTGTATGTAAATACAGTGTTTTTTTTTATGGAGGGGTTATGGCGGGTCATGACTTGGATTTTCAGGTGGTCTATCGGGGCGAGACCTTAGAGTATTACCGCCCCGGAGGGTGGGTTTTCTTCCAGCGGCCTAAAGAGTGCGGCGGCGGGTACTGGCTGGGGCGCACTTATGATGGCGTTTTTATGATTGAGTACGAGCGACCGGTATCGCTAAATGATGGTATGGACTTTCTGGCCTCAATGAAAAAAATCGAGGCCAAAAGCGAGGAGTTTGACCCGAATTTTTCACTGTTTTAGCGGCTGCTTGTTCCCGATTCGATAGTTATCGAAGAACGAGAGCGGTGAACAGTTAGTTTTAGAAATGTTGTTCTACAATCAGTACATGAGCAACGTGTGCACAGTTAGCAAAAATGCCGTTATCGTGTAGTGGTGTTCCAGAGCAATATCACTAGATGTGGTGTTTAAAGGTTAAAAGAGTCTGAATTGAGGAGATTTTACTTGCCTGAAGGGCATCATTTGCTATACATCTTGAGTCAAGGAATGAACTAAAGATTTAATTTTTAGTCATAAATCCGAAAGACTTTTTTGACTGTGTATGGTGTGGGTTGTACTATCTGCGTCCTCAAATGTAACCAGCGGCTGGGTAAAATGGGGAAGCAGAAAAACAACAAAAATCAGGTCCAGGTTACGTGGGCGCAAGCATGGCGTGACGTTATGGTGAGAGCCATGTCAAACGGACAACTGATCCCCATCACGATCAGCATCATTTTAATGATTGCCGCGTGGAGATTGCCAGAGGGTGATTTGTCACGTTTAGCCTTCTCTATCGTTGACGGCTTTAAGGATCATGCCTTGGTTGGCTGGGCTGTTTCGGTCATCTTGATTTTGGCTTGGGCTGCGCATGCACGCGTTATGAGACGTTGTTTCAGCTCAGAAGCTCAAAGAATCGGGAACGAGAAAACGAAGTATCAACAGAAACAGACTCATCAGGCCTTGGGTACAAGCGATAAGTAAAAATGTGATTAAGGAGCTTTTATGCTGACAGTGCTGTTTTACGTGCTGTTGGGTTTGGGCGCAGCACACTTTATTTATGAGCGGATTATTTTACCATCAATCCGACTTCATTATAGAAATCAACTGTTTGCACTACGTGATGTAGCCAGAGAAAGAATCATTGAAGGTGGTTCAGAATCTTCAGTACAGGCAGCTACGCTTGTACACGATTCATTGAACAACGCTATCAACAGGCTGCATTTGCTTACGTTGCCTAACAAATTTCGAGCTCAGAAGCGTGTTGCAGAAGACCCTGCGATCCGACAGAAAATTAAACGTGAAGTAGACGTTTTCAAACGTTGCGACGATGAAGAGATCGTTAAGGTATTGATTAAGTCTGGTCAGGTTCTTGAAAATGTATTGGTGTTCAATAGCTTAATGTTATTGCTATACATGTTGCCATTCGTACTTGCTGTTGTGTTTTTCGTTAAGGTCGTTAAGACTGCAAGCAGTGTGGTGCAATGGGTCAAAGGCCGCGAACTGGAAGAAGCTATTATGTTGCTTCCAGATCCTCAAGTCAGACAGGTTGTCTACGCATAAGAATCACCCCTTCGGGGGTGATTTTTTTTTGCCATTTTTCTACGCTTTATGTGACGCATCCAGCTGGTGCATGAGTTTGCATTCGTTATTTATCCCCTCGTTTGTCAGCCAGCGCCAGCGCTGGCGCGGCTCGGGGCTCCTGATGCACTTGCATTAAAAGCGCCCCGTTAAGCGCGCAGGCGAGGCGGGGATAGCACTGCGCGCCGGACGTGGTGACAGGATTTATTTTGCGCGTCTGTGCGTGTCGTGGCGGCGTGCTGAGTGGTGAGGTTGAATCGTGAGGCGTTGACTGGGTTGCGTGGCGTGTGCGGCGTCTGGTGAGGTCTGAGGATATGCCGCCCGGAGGCGGCATTTTATAGGGGGTTACTCGGTCTCGATGTTGTAATCCTTAAAGCGGATCACCTCCATCCCGAGCCAGTCGTTTATCTCTTTGAAACGCTCCTGCAGCGGCGTCAGCTCGTTACGCACAAACACCCGCGCCACCTTCTCGATATCGCCCATCGAGCCGATATTTTCAGGCTTGCCGCCCATGAGCTGGAACGGCACACGGTGCGCATCGAGCAGGTCGGCGGCGCTCACCTTCTTGATGTTAAAAAAATCATCCTTCGTGGCGACTTCACTCAGCGGCACGATCTTAATGCCGTCCGGTTTCCCGTTCGGGGCGTAGAAAAACAGGTTTTTAAAATTCCCGAGCCCTTTCGAGTCGCGCATCGCGGAGCGCAGTGCCTCGACGTCGGTGCTGCTTTGCGCCGCGTCGGTCACGTACATGATGTAACCCGCGTGCGCGCCGTTCTGGTAATACTTGCGACGAAACAGCGTGGCGGATTCGTTCAGCCAGGCGGAATTAAGCGCGCTCAGGTATTCCGGCATCCCGTAGAGTTCCTGATTTATATCGGGCTCAAGCAGATGGCACACCGAACCGGGGGCGAACTGATGCGGGTGCGTATAGTCCGACACGTACCAGTAAACGCCATCCTCCACGCCACGGCGTGTGTATTTGGCCGGTGAGGTTTCAAGCTTCATGAGCTGGCCGGTCACGCTCATGCGCTTTTCGAGATAGCCGTTTGCAAACACCAGATAATCAAGCACAAGGCGGCTGAAGTCCTGACGGGACAGCAACGGGTGCGGGATAAAGGTGCTGGTCAGAATGTTGCGCTTGACGTAAATCGGGGAGCTGTGGTGTACGGCGGCGCGCAGGCTTTTTGCCAGCCCCGAGAAATTGACCGGCGGCTCGTACCATTTGCCGTTATTGATGCACTCGACATAGTCGAGGATGTCGCGGCGATCCAGAACGGGTGACGGCTCACCAAAGGTGAATGCCTCCATTTTCTGCGGCGCGCTGGCGGTCATGTTGGTCTGTTTGGGCTGTTTCTTTTGGCGTTTTTTCATCTTAGTTAATATCCAGAATGGAGGCTGATTGCATACCGCTACCGGCGGAAAGCGGCTCGTTTAACAGGGCGTGCATGGTTGCCCACGCGATATCCGCGTGGCTGGCTTCTTCACTACGGCTGGCTTCGTAGGTGGCGCTGCGGCCGCTGCTGGTCATGGTTTTGCGGATAGCCATAAATGACTGCGTGATGTCGGTCGCACCGGCGTCATATTCCAGACACCCGCGGCGAATGGTGTCTTTCGCTTTCAGCACCATTGCGGTTTTCATTTCCGGCGTGTAGCGGATGGCGCGCGCTGCCGGGAAGAATGAGCGCACGAGCTGGTAAACACCCTGGCCGATGCCGGTCGCATCGATGCCGATGTAGTCGACGGTGTATTTCTCGGTCAGCGCACGGATGGCCTCGGCCTGCGCGGCAAAGTCCATGCCTTTCCACTGGTGACGCTCAAGGATGCGGAACTTGCCACCGGCAACCAGCGGCGGAGCCAGTACCGCGCACCCGGCGCTGTCGCCGGTGTGTGACGGGTCATAGCCAATCCAGACCGGGCGCCAGTTAAACGGACGGTCGGCGAACGGCTCGAAGTCCTCCCATTCTTCCATCGCATCGACCATGCAGCGCTGCAGCTCCTCGAACGGGAATACGGACGCCTTATCGTCGACGAACTCGCACATAAACAGGTTACGGAAGTCATCCGCGCTGTTTTCCTGCTTAAGCTGGTCGAGGTTGAACAGGGTGCAGCCACCGGCGAGCGCGTCCTCAATGGTGACAATCTGCCGCCACTGACCGTCCCCGCACAGCACGCCACCGGCGAGCGCCTGATGACTGATGTCGATGTCGACACGTTCGTCGCGGTTGCTGCGGCCACGGTTAAACAGCTCGCCTGACCAGAACGGGTAAGCGCCATGAGCCAGCGTCGACGGCGTCGAAAAATAGGTGGTGCGCAGGTGCGACTGTGAGGCCATGCCCGAGGCGACTTTTCGGAGTTTCTGGAAATTGGGGATCCAGAAAATTTCATCGACGTACAGGTCGCCGTTGTGGCTCTGCGCGGTGTTGGAATTAGTCCCGAGAAATATCAGCTCAGCGCCATTGTTGCCGATGACGATCGGGTCGCCTGACAGGTCGACGTCTACCAGACGGGCAAAGGCGATAATGTACTTACGGAAAACGTAAGCCTGCGTTTTACTGGCCGATAAAAATATCTGGTTTTGCCCGGTCTTAAGCGCACGCAGCAGGGACTCGCGCGCAAAGTAGAACGTCGCGCCAATCTGTCGCGATTTCAGGATGTGGCGGATGCGGTGCTCTAACCCCGCTTTATGCCAGCGGAGCTGATAGTCAAACGACTGGTCGAAGAATATCTCCTCCAGTTTCTCTATGGCCTCCTCGCTGAAATAGTTTCGTTTCGGCTTTTTGCGATCCCCTTTGTTACGGCTGGCGATATTGGGGTGTAAATCCACCTCGTTTCCGGTCTGGCCGTAGCGGTTAACGCGCGCGAGCCGCTCCATCTGGCGCGACAGAAAATCAGCGACTTTGAAGTCATGCGCGGTCAGGTCTGGCTTTGCGTAGAGCTGAATAAGCCGCGCCTCTAACGTGGATTCCACGCGGTTAATCGGGGCGGTTTCCTCCCATCCATCGCGCTGTTTCCAGCTCTGCACCGTCGGGCGCTTGAGCTGCAGCATCTCGCAGATTTGCGGCACGGCGAACCCCTGCCAGTACAACAGGCGCGCCTGTCGTCGCGGGTCATTGAGCAGTGAAAGGTCTGTTGAAATGGTCATGCTTGCCTCGTTTTTGGTGTGACGTGGCAAGGCTAAGGAAATGGGGTGTTATTCGCGCTAAGTGCCTGTTGTATCAGATCTAACAGGAGCGTAAGCGGTGGCTGATACGGGTCAGAGTCGGGAAACTAAACCCGACCCGAAAACCCAACATCAGGACACCTGAACAATGGCAAAGAAAGTCTCTAAATGGTTTCGCATCGGCGTCGAGGGTGACACCTGCGATGGCCGTGTCATCAGCGGCGATGATATTCAGGATATGGCCGACACGTTCGACCCGCGCGTCTACGGCTGCCGCATTAACCTCGAACATATCAAAAGCCTGTTACCTGACAGCCCGTTTAAACGCTATGGCGATGTGACCGAGCTCAAGGCGGAGATTATCAGCGATGACTCTGCACTTAACGGCAAAAAGGCGCTGTTTGCCAAAATTGCCCCGCTTGACGAACTGGTCAGCATGGTGCGCGCCGGGCAGAAGGTTTACACCTCAATGGAGATCCGCCCGAACTTCTCAAACAGCGGCAAGTGCTACCTCATCGGGCTTGCCGTCACCGATGACCCGGCAAGCCTCGGCACCGAATACCTCGAATTCTGCAGCCGCGCCGCGCAGAACCCGCTCGCCGGTAAAAAAGACCAGCCGGACGACGTTTTCTCTGTGGCCTCGCTGGCTGTGCTGGAGTTTGAGGATGTCCCCGACACCATGCTCAACAGCCTGACCGATAAGGTTAAAGCCATTTTTGGCCGTAAGCAGGCCAGCGATGACGCCCGTTTCGCCGATGTGCATGAGGCGGTGACCACCGTCACCGAGCTGGTGCAAACCAACCTCACCGCCACCGACCAGCGCATTACCGAGCTGGAGACCTTAATGCAGGGTGTGACCAATGCGGTTGATAAAAATGAGCAGGCGTTTACCTCCCTGAAAAACTCCCTCGACAGCACCGAAAGCCAGAGCCAGCCGCGCCGCGAGCTTTCAAAAGGCGGTACGGGCGACGAGCTGCTGACGAACTGCTGATAACACGCCGGGCGTGCTGCCCGGCCTGAACCCTTTTACCCGAACAGGAAAAACCATGCGTAAAGATACCCGCTTCAAATTCAATGCCTACCTGTCCCGCGTCGCGGAGCTGAACGGCGTTTCCACCGATGACGTGGCGAAGAAATTCACCGTCGAGCCATCGGTCACGCAAACCCTGATGACAACCCTGCAGATGTCATCCGCGTTTCTGACCAAAATCAACATCGTGCCGGTCGACGAGCTGAAAGGCGAAAAGGTCGGGGTCGGTGTTAACGGCACGATTGCGAGCACTACTGACACCACCGGTGATGATGAGCGTAAAACCGCTGACTTTACCGCGCTCGAGTCGAATAAATACGAGTGCGCCCAGATTAACTTTGACTTCCATATCCGCTACAAACAGCTCGACCTGTGGGCGCGATTCCAGGACTTCCAGACCCGTATCCGTGACGCCATCATAAAACGTCAGTCGCTGGATTTCATCATGGCCGGTTTCAACGGCATCGAGCGTGCGGCGACGTCCGACCGCAAAAAAAATCCACTGCTGCAGGACGTCGCGATCGGCTGGCTGCAGAAGTACCGCAACGAAGCGCCAGCGCGCGTGATGTCGAAAGTCACCGACGAGGACGGCACGGTCATTTCTGACGTGATCCGCGTGGGTAAAAACGGCGACTATGCGAACCTCGACGCGCTGGTCATGGATGCCACCAGTAACCTGATTGACGAGATTTATCAGGATGACCCGGAGCTCGTCGTCATCACCGGGCGTAAGCTGATGGCGGATAAATATTTCCCTATCGTCAATCAGGAGCAGGCAAACACCGAATCGCTGGCCGCTGACATCATCATCAGCCAGAAGCGAATCGGCAACCTGCCAGCCGTGCGCGTGCCTTACTTCCCGGCAGATGGGCTGATGGTGACGCGTCTCGATAACTTGTCTGTCTACTTCATGGATGACGCACACCGTCGCGCCATCATCGAAGAACCAAAAAAAGACCGCGTAGAAAACTACGAGTCAATGAATATTGACTATGTGGTCGAGGCTTACGCCGCCGGTTGCCTGATTGAAAACATCAAGCTCGGTGACTTTACCCCACCGGCAGCGCCGGAAAGCGCTTCCGCGCCTGCAAATAACGAAGGCGGAGAGTAAGCCATGACGAGTCCCGCAGCGCGTCACATGATGCGGGTCTCGGCCTCTGAAACTGCGCAGCGGGCTGCTGTCCCGCTGCGCAATGCAACTGCCTATGAGCAGATGCTCGTTAAGCTGGCCGCAGACAACCGCACGCTGAAACAAATCCGCTCCAATGAGCGCAAGGCAGACAAAAAGCGCGAGCTGCTGCCGTTCTACCTGCCGTGGGTCGCTGGCGTCCTCGAAAGCGGCAAAGGCGCACAGGATGACATCGTCATGACGGTGATGCTCTGGCGTCTCGATGCTGACGATATCGCCGGGGCGCTGGAAATTGCCCGTTATGCCATGACCTACGGCCTGACCATGCCGACCGGTCGACGTCCGACGCCTTACCTTCTGGCCGAAGAGGTGGCACTGGCCGCGCAACGCCTGCGCGGTGCGAAACAGCCGGTCGAACTCTCGAACCTTCTCGACACCCTCGCGCTGACCGAGCGCGCGGATATGCCCGACATCGTGCGCGCGAAGCTGCACAAAATCACCGGCTACGTGCTGCGTGATGCAGAGCAACTGCCGGAGGCGCTGTCGCACCTGCAGCGTGCGATCCAGTTAGAGAGCACCATCGGCGTTCGAAAAGACATTGAGCAGTTAGAGCGCCAGCTCAGGCCAAAATCCGAACCGGCAGCGAAAACCAAAACGACCAAACCGCGCACGCGCAAAGTCACCGCTAAACCGGCGGCACGGCGCGGGCGTCCACCAAAGGCGGCAAAAGCCGCAGGTTAACCGAGCGCTCCCCGAGCCGGGCGGCACGCCGGTCAATGCGGGTATCAATTGCCCTGACTGCGACCGGCGTCCACCGCCCACCCATTACCCGAGGTTGTCATGACGACGCTGATTATTGAGCCAAAAAAAGAGCCGCAGGATGTGCCGGGCGTGGTGATACCGCCACCGGGCGTGAGCGAGCCGGTAATCAAAAACACCCCGTTTTTTCCTGACGTTGATCCGAAGCGCGTGCGGGAAGAAATGCGACTGGAGCAGACCGTTTCCCCCGTGCGCCTGCGCCGGGCGATTAAGACCGCCATTGCGGAGACTAACGCGGAGCTGAGCGACTGGCGCGAAAGTCAGCTCGATGCCGGTTACGCCACGCTGGCGGATGTCCCGACCGACAAGCTCGACGGCGAGAGCGTGCGCGTTTTCCACTACTTCAACGCCGTGTGCTCGATGACGACAGCCACGCTGTATGAGCGTTTTCGCGGCGTGGATGCGACCGCAAAAGGCGATAAAAAGGCCGACAGCATCGACAGCACTATCGATGAAATGTGGCGGGACATGCGCTGGTCTGTCGCGCGCATCCAGGACAAAGCGCGCTGCATCGTGGGGCAAATCTGATGAAAGCCTATGCGCTGCAGGGTGACACCCTCGACGCGATTTGCGCCCGGTACTACGGGCGCACCGAGGGCGTGGTCGAAACCGTCTTAGAGGCAAATCCCGGCCTGTCTGAGCTCGGCGTGATCCTGCCGCACGGCACGGCAGTTGAGCTGCCCGAGACCGACAGCGCGGCCAGAACCGAAACGGTGAATCTATGGGACTGAGTATGGAAAAAATCACCACGTTTATCGCCTACTGGCTGGCCGTGGGGCTGGCGTATGTCGGGGCAATGTCGCCAGAAAAGATGGCGCTTTACGTGGGCGGCGGATGCGCCATTTTTACCGCGCTGACGAACTACTGGTTTAAGCGCAAGACGTACCTCTATCTGACATCGCTCGGACTCGATAAAGGGGCTATTCGTGAAATCAATCGTTAAAAAGTGCAGTGTGGCCGCCGTGCTGGCGCTGGCAGCGCTGATGCCTGACTTTCGTCTGCTTAACACCTCGCCCGGGGGGCTGGCGCTGATTGCCGACCTCGAAGGTTGTCGCCTGACGCCTTACCAGTGCAGCGCGGGAGTGTGGACGTCGGGCATCGGCCACACTGCAGGCGTCGTGCCTAAGGGGGAAATCACCGAACGTCAGGCGGCGGCGAACCTCGTCGCGGATGTGCTGAACGTCGAGAAACGTCTGGCGGTCTGCGCGCCGGTGAAAATGCCGCCGCAGGTTTACGACGCGCTGGTCAGTTTCTCATTCAACGTGGGAACCGGCGCGGCCTGCCGGTCGACGCTGGTCTCGTTTATCAAACGCCAGCAATGGCCGCTGGCGTGCGACCAGCTCACCCGCTGGGTTTACGTGAACGGTGAAATTAACAAAGGGCTGGAAAATCGCCGCGCGCGCGAGCGTGCCTACTGCCTCAGGGGGATTGAATGAAAGTGATGTTGTTTTTACTGGCCGCGCTGATGGCGGTTGTGCTCTGGCAGCGTCATGAAAACGGCAACCTGACGCGCTCATTTGAACGGGCAAACAGGGTCGCCACGGAACAAAAAACCGCGATCGGGATGCTGAAAAATCAGCTTTCCGTTTCGCAGGGAATTGCCAGGCGAAATGAAACCGCGCAGGTCAGTTTACGCGGCGAACTGGTGGCCGCCGGCGCGATGGCCGTGCGGCGTGAAGAAACCATTACGAGGCTGATAAATGAGAATGAAACCTTACGACGCTGGTATAGCGCTGAACTGCCTGATGTTGTGCGCAGGCTGCACACCCGCGCCGCCTGTGCCTCCGCCGGTCATTGTTTACAGCGCCTGCCCGAGGGTGAGCTATTGCCCGATGCCGGGAAGCGACCCGGCCACTAATGGCGACCTGAGCGCCGATATTCGCAGGCTTGAGCACGCGCTCGCCGCCTGCGCGCTGCAGGTTGAAACCGTCAAAGACTGTCAGGATAAACTCGATGAAGAAAGCACGCAGCCTGCGCGAAGCGCTGATTAAAGCCGTTCCGCAGCTTGAAACAAACCCCGAAATGATGCGCATCTTTGCCGATGAGGGGAATATCGATGCGCGGCTCGCAGCCTCGCTGTCGCATGAGAAAATTTACACCCTGAATGTGATCGTGTGTGACTTTGTGGGCGACCCTGACCTGATTTTCGTACCGGTGGCCGCGTGGCTCAGGGAAAACCAGCCGGATATCTGCACGCTCGATGACGGCCACAAAAAGGGCTACCGTTTCCAGATGGATTTGAACGACGGGGACAGCGTCGATATCAGCATCAGCCTGCAGCTCACCGAGCGCACTATCATCAAAGAGGAAAACGGCGCGCTGCACGTGAGCTATGCTGCTGAGCCGCCGCTGCCAGAGCCCGTAACCCCACCAAAAGAGCTCTATCTTGACGGAGAGCTGGCGAGTAAATGGGATGAGTGAATTTAAGCCTTTTGACGAAAGGCTCAACGGTCTGATTGCTGCTCTGTCACCGGCATCGCGCCGGAAGCTGGCCGGGGAGATAGCAAAGGAGCTGCGCAAGTCGCAACAGCAACGTATCAAGCTGCAGAAATCACCGGACGGCTCACCATATCAGGCGCGAAAGCGTCAGCCGCTCAGGGCTAAAACCGGGCGGATTAAACGGGCGATGTTCCAGAAGCTCCGAACAAGCCGCTACATGAAAGCCACTGGCCGTGAAAACAGCGCGGTGGTGGAATTTACGCAGAAAGTGCAACGAATTGCAAATGTACATCAGTTTGGTTTGACAGATAAACCTAATCACTTTAGTCAGGAAGTGAAATATGTAGCGCGGCCACTTTTAGGTTTTGATGGGGCAAGCAGAGAGTTGGTACAAAAAATAATTATGCAATCGATACATAAAAACACATGAAAACAAGGGCGCGTTAAGCGCCCATGAATAAGTTTAATCCATCCAGCGGAGATAGAATAAAAGATAAGGATCTCTAATGTCGAGAACATCGTTTTCTTGGTCGAATTCTATTATATTATTTGCAGCAGCGGTGTTTGCTATGGCAGTAGAATGTTGACAAGCGCTCGTTATGCCGGAACCTGAAGGGCTTTCGCCAATACATAAGGATTGAACGCGGGAGACTAAGTCTGCATATCGGAATGTTAATGTTGGTGGGTTGAGAGCGATTGCTTTTAATAGGAAAACATAAACATCACCTTGCCAACCTTCTGTCGAAATATATGCCTTACGGTCAGAGCCTCTCGTTTTGGGTCCATCTCTCATTTTATCAACTATCGAACTATAGTCAGCAGACGCAAGCGTCCTTCTGCAAACTTTTTCTAAAAGGTCAGGGTTGTTAGGATATGTAGTCGATGTTATTGATGTAGAGCGCGCATTAATTTCATAACAAGAGTTGAGACAGAGATACTGCATAAGTTGTGGTGAGCCCGCTGACTCTTTGACGAGATTTGAGATGACATTAGTATCCGGGGCGATATTTAATAGCTTGAAGCCCATCTCTGCAATCATTGTAAGGTTGCTTTCATCCCAATAGTCAAAGTCGATATTAAAAATTCGGCCTCTTAAATCTGCATTACCTCTTATCACATCATCTGAGTGATAGGGGACTGAAGCACATATAAACTTACAGTTGTTGGCTATGGCATCTTTAATTTGTCTAGCTAATTCAGCTTGAACCTCTTTGCTGATGTAATGAAAGTCATCAATGAAAACAACAAAGTCTGTCCCGCCGATCTCTTTTTTTAATAATTGCAAGGGATCCACAGAAAAACTTTCAGCGATTTGTGATGCATGTGAATAACCGCCAGTAACAGACCCTTCAACATTTGCCTTAGCAACAAATATGCTTGCTTGACCTGACGCCTTACCAGTCCCTGAAACTGAACTGGTATGGGTTTTTGTCTGAACTTGGGTTACGGGAGTGCCTAATATATCAAATACCCGCATCCAAAGGTCATTTGCTGAGTGAATTCCTGCACCTGTTATCTCTATGAGATTTTCATTACCCAATGCTTTTTTAACAAAGACAGTCTTACCTGATTTAGATGGTCCAGATATCGAAACAAGCATTGTCCCTAGCTCAAGCGCATCTTTGAGTTGCTGCTCTTTTGCCGCCAAATGGACGTCAACTAAAGTGTGAGTGGGATATTTACCCGGTGTAAATACATCCTTTGCATGCATTGTTATTGTTCCTTTTTTCAATGAAAGGGCATCATTAATCTATCGTTGTGAGATATGTAATACAAGTGAGTTAGGTAGGATTTATAGATAATTAATTCATCATAGCGTTATGAATAACCTAAATTCTCTGCAGGAAATCGCCCGCGCGATCCGCAACCTTATCCGCACCGGCATCGTGACCGACGTCAACCACGACGAGGGGCTGTGTCGTGTCCAGACCGGCGGCATGGAAACCACCTGGCTGAACTGGCTGACCTGTCGCGCCGGTCGCTCGCGCGTATGGTGGGCTCCATCCGTTGGCGAGCAGGTGCTTTTGCTGGCGATCGGCGGCGAGCTCGATACGGCCTTTGTTCTGCCCGGCATTTTCTCTGACGACAATCCCGCGCCGTCTGCCTCCCCTGATGCGCTTCACGTGTCCTTTCCTGACGGGGCGGTTATTGAGTACGAGCCCGAAAACGGCGCACTCACCGTGTCAGGCATCAAAACCGCTGACGTCATCGCGTCTGAGTCCATCACGGCCACCGTACCGGTGGTGCTGGTGAAAGCATCCAGCCGCATCACGCTCGATACGCCGGAGGTGGTTTGCACCAATAAGCTGACGACTAGCACGCTCGAAGTGAAACAGGGTGGGAAGATGACCGGCGACATCGAGCACACCGGCGGGACACTGAAATCAAACGGCGTGCAGGTGGACAACCACGCACACGGCAACGTTCAGAGCGGCGGAAGCTGGACTAAGGGGACGCAATGACGGTGCGTTATCTGGGAATGAACAGCCGGACCGGCCTCAGCATCTCTGAGGTTGAGCATATCCGGCAAAGCGTGCGCGACATTCTGGTCACGCCGGTTGGCTCGCGCGTCATGCGTCGTGAATACGGCTCGCTCCTGTCGCAGATGATTGACCAGCCGCAGACCCCGGCGCTGCGCCTGCAGATTATGGCCGCGTGCTATTCCGCGATCCAGAAGTGGGAGCCACGCGTAGACCTCTCGACCATTACCTTTGAACGGTCGGAGACCGACGGCGGGCTGTATGTCGACATCACCGGCACCCGTTCGACCGGCGGCCAGCCATTTTCCATCACCATTCCACTGAGCTAATCACTATGGCAACCGTTGACCTGAATCAGTTACCTGTTCCCGATGTGGTGGAAGAACTGGACTTTGAAACCATTCTTGCCGAACGCATTGCGACGCTAATTTCACTCTATCCAGAAGACCAGCAGGAGGCCATTGCCCGGACGCTCACACTTGAATCAGAGCCGATTGTGAAGCTGCTGCAGGAAAACGCCTATCGTGAAGTTATCTGGCGTCAGCGTGTGAACGAAGCCGCGCAGGCGGTAACGCTGGCCTATTCAAGCGGTCGAGACCTTGACGTTGTGGCCGGGAACAATAATACCGGACGCCTGACCATTATCCCTGCTGATGACACCACCATACCGCCAACGCCTGCCGTTATGGAATCAGATGCTGACCTGCGACTGCGCACACAACAAGCTTTTGAAGGATTAAGCGTGGCGGGTCCGGTTGGCGCTTATGAGTATCACGGTAGAAGCGCTGACGGACGGGTCGCCGACGTGTCGGTCGAAAGCCCGTCGCCCGCCTGCGTGACGATTTCCGTGTTATCCCGTGAGGGTGACGGCACCGCGAGCCCTGAGTTACTGGCAATCGTTGAAAAAGCACTGAACGCCGAAGATGTGCGCCCGGTGGCTGACCGGGTGACCGTCCAGTCAGCCGAAATTGTGCCGTACCAGATTGACGCGACGCTCTACGTTTACCCCGGTCCCGAATCTGAACCCATCAGGCAGGCCTCAGAGCAGAAGCTGCAGAGTTATATCAGCGCGCAGCACCGCCTCGGGCGTGATATCCGCCTGTCAGCCATTTATGCGGCGCTGCATGTTGAGGGGGTGCAGCGTGTCGAGCTGGCATCACCGCAGGCCGACATTGTGCTGAGTAAGTCGCAGGCGTCGAACTGTACCGAGTACCAGATAACCATCGGGGGCTCGGATGAGTGACCGGCTGTTACCCGTTGGCTCGTCGCCGCTGGAGGTAGCCGCCGCTGCCGCGCTCTCTGAAATTCAGCGCGTGCCGGTACCGCTGCGCACCCTGTGGAACTGGCGCACCTGCCCGGTAAACCTGCTGCCGTATCTGGCGTGGTCGCTGTCGGTCGACAGGTGGGATGAGAAGTGGCCGGAGACAACAAAGCGCAGCGTCTGCGCGTCGTCGTTTTTCGTCCATCAGCACAAAGGCACCATCAGCGCATTGCGTCGGGTGGTTGAGCCGCTCGGCTTTCTGATTGAGGTGCGCGAGTGGTGGCAGCTCGACGAGGCGCCAGGCACTTTCCGCCTCGTTGTCGGCGTGCTCGACAGCGGCATCACTGACGAAATGTATCAGGAGCTCGAGCGCCTGATTGAAGACGCCAAACCGGCAAGCCGCCACCTGACGGGGCTTGCTATCAGCCTGAGTGCGACCGGTGAACTGTATGTCGGCGCGGGATGCTACGACGGCGACGCGCTCACCGTTTACCCCTACACCCCCGAGGAAATTGTCGTCGGCGGTGAATATTACCCGGCCTCGGCCATCCATTTGATTGATAACCTGAGAGTGAACGCATGACCGCAAAATATATTGCCATTCTGACCAATCAGGGCGCGGCGCGGCTGGCGAACGCGGCGGCACTCGGTACCAGACTAAACCTGACGCAGATGGCCGTCGGTGATGCGAATGGTACGCTGCCGACCCCGGACCCGTCGCAGACGAAGCTCATTAACCAGAAACGCATCGCGCCGCTAAACCTGCTGAACGTTGACCCGTCCAATACCAGCCAGATTATCGCGGAACAGATTATTCCCGAGAATGAGGGCGGTTTCTGGATCCGCGAGATTGGTCTCTACGATGATGAAGGGATTCTGATTGCCGTGGCAAACTGCCCGGAGACCTACAAGCCGCAGCTGAAGGAGGGGAGCGGCCGCACGCAGACCATTCGCATGATTCTGATTGTTTCGAGCACGTCGGCGATTACTCTGAAAATCGACCCGTCAGTCGTACTGGCAACGCGCCAGTATGTCGAGGATAAGGCTATCGAGGTGAAAGCCTATGCCGATAATCTGCTGGCTGCGCACCTCGCCGCTGCTGACCCGCACCCGCAATACCTAAAAACGGCGGATATTGATAAATACATTCCCGTCGGATTTCCGCTGCCGTGGCCGCAGGCAACGCCGCCCGATGGCTGGCTGAAATGCAATGGTGCTGCTTTTGAAAAGGCGAAATATCCAAAGCTGGCCGTCGCTTATCCTTCTGGCAATCTGCCTGATTTGCGCGGTGAGTTTCTGCGTGGATGGGATGACGGACGTGGTGTGGATTCGTTAAGGGGAATTATGTCAACTCAGGCCGGTGATATGGCTTCACATGTTCATATGTGGGGTATCTGGACTGCCAGAACAAACGATATGTCACTGGAAAGTTTTACGGGCACTACGATTTTGAAGCAAATAACGCCTGCATCACCCGTCATTGATTACGACAATTATCCAATACCAAATCCCGCGATTACGGATGGTGGCATCGTCAATGCGACTACCAGACCTACAGGTGGTACTGAGACGAGACCGCGCAACGTGGCATTTAACTACATAGTGAGGGCGGCATAATGGCAAAAGCAACGCTGAACAAAAACGGGATTGCCACAAAGCCGGGTGAAATAACGGTTTATAATTTCGACGGTAAAACCCTCGAATATCTGGCTTCATCTGTCGAGTTTCTGGCGCTGGGCGTGGGGATTCCTGCTAATTCCTGCACCGATGCACCTGTCGAAAAAAAGGAGGGTTTCGCGGTGTGCCGCGCGGCCAGTCTTGACGGGTGGGAGTATGTCGCAGACCATCGCGGTGAGACGGTTTATGACACGGAAACCGGTCAGCCGGTCAACATTACCGCGCCCGGTGACTATGCCGTCGGCGTAACTACGATTGCACCGTCGACCCCCTATGACCGCTGGAACGGTAGCGAATGGGTCACGGATAAGGACGCGCAGAAAAACGGTCAGGTTAAGGAGGCAGAACAGAAAAAATCCGCGCTGCTGTCAGAGGCGCAAGGGGCTATCAGCCTGTGGCAGACTGAGTTGCAGCTCGGCATCATCAGCGATGATGACAAGGCCAGCCTGATTACATGGATGAAATACATTCAGGCGCTGAACGCGATCGACACCTCTGTGGCACCGGATATCGAGTGGCCGGAAAGACCAGAATAAACGAAGCCCTCCACACGGAGGGCTTTTTTGTCTGTTGTGTTATCCCTCCACCAACGGCATTGCATCGCGCCTGCGCGACACACAACAGAAAATAGTCGCACCCCTTAACCACGGAGTTAAACAGATGGGCGACTATCATCACGGCGTCGAGGTCATCGAGATTAATGATGGCACGCGCACCATTTCCACCGTCTCGACGGCCATCATCGGCATGGTCTGCACGGCCAGCGATGCTGACGCAAAGACATTCCCCTTAAACGAGCCGGTACTGATTACCAGCGTGCAAACGGCGATCGGGAAAGCCGGTAAAAAAGGCACGCTGTCAAAATCCCTGCAGGCCATTGCCGACCAGTGCAAGCCGGTCATTGTGGTGGTGCGCGTTCCCGAAGGTACCGACGACCCGGAAGACCCTGAAGCAGCGCAGAAAGAAACCATTTCCAACATCATCGGCACGACCGACGAAAACGGCAAATACACCGGGCTGAAAGCGCTGTTAACGGCGAAAACCGTCACCGGCGTTAAGCCGCGCATTCTCGGCGTGCCGGGGCTGGATACGCAGGAAGTAGCGACCGCGCTCGCGTCGACCTGCCAGAGCCTGCGCGCGTTCGGCTATGTGAGCGCGTGGGGCTGTAAGACCATTTCCGACGCTATCAAATACCGCGAGAACTTCAGCCAGCGCGAGCTCATGGTGATTCACCCTGATTTTCTGGCATGGGACACCACGGCGAACGAAACCGATATTGCATGGGCGACCGCCCGCGCGCTCGGCCTGCGTGCCAGAATCGACCAGGAGACCGGCTGGCACAAAACGCTGTCCAACGTCGGCGTGAATGGCGTCACCGGCGTCAGTGCCTCGGTCTCATGGGATTTGCAGGAGCAGGCCACCGACGCCAACCTGCTGAATCAGGCTGGGGTGACAACGCTCATCCGCAACGACGGCTTTAAGTTCTGGGGTAACCGCACCTGCTCGGACGATCCGTTATTCGTGTTTGAAAACTACACCCGCACGGCGCAGGTGCTGGCCGACACGATGGCAGAGGCGCACGCGTGGGCGATGGATAAGCCCGTTTCCGCAACGCTCATCCGCGACATCGTCGCCGGTATCAATGCCAAATTCCGCGAGCTGAAAAACAACGGCTATATCGTTGACGGCTCCTGCTGGTACGACCCGGAGTCAAACAGCGTGGAAACCCTCAAAGCGGGGAAACTGTATATCGATTACGACTACACCCCCGTCCCGCCGCTGGAAAACCTGACCCTGCGCCAGCGCATCACCGATACCTATCTGGCAGACCTGTCAGACTCGGTCAACAGCTAAGGAGCTCAGAGCATG